TTATTTTGCCCCCTTGTTCGTTTTTGTACGCGCTTTGTACGAAAAGTCCCTTTGGGCCAGGGACAGACCGGTGGCGGCTTCGGCTTGCGCGAGGCCGCGATAGAAGGCGCCGTGGATCTTGCTCACGGTCTCTTCTGCGTGGGTGTAGGTGCGTTTCATCAGCGCTGTGTCTGACCAGCCCCCGTAGGCGCCCGCTGCCTTCTCATCGATCTGCTGGCGGACGTTCATCTCCTGCCCGAAGCCGTGACGGCCCGCTGCGTGAAACGGAATGACGGGGATGCCGGCAGCTTCGCAGGCTTTCACCCAGCCCTTGCGCGGACTGGATCGGTCTGCAAAACCGAAGAGCCGCAGGTTCTCTGGCTTGCGAGCGGCACCACGGGGATAGCGGCGCGGCAACGAGGCCAATTCCGCCACCAGCTCGGCGGGCACTTCAAGCCAGCGATCATCATGGCCCTTGGCGCCGGGAATACAGATCTGGTTCTCATCGAAGCGGCAATGCTTGTCAGGATGCATGGCAATGGCCTGACTGATGCGCGCGCCGGTCACGAACATGGTGAGGGCTAACGCGGCATGACGCTCGCCGGCATGCTCACGGAATTTGAGCAGCCATTCCCAGCTCCCCGGTTCCTTCTTGACGCGGCTGAGCTTGCCGCGCCTGCGGTCCTGCCGGATGCGGTCCTGCTTGCTGTAGCCCTTGACGTGAAACAGGTCGCCGCTGTCGGCATCCCGGAAATTGTTGATGACCGCGCGCACCGGCGTGATGACCTGCCGCGTCCAAGTGTCCGTCGAGGCATTGGGGTACAGCCTGGGCGCCAGATCTCGCACGTCTTTGGGCGAGATGTCGGATACCAGGCGGGCGCCCCATAGTTCCGTAATGGGTATGAGGTAGCGCGCTGTATTCGCATTGGCCGGATACATCATCACGGCTTCGGCGAAGGTCAGCAGCCGGCTCGCCCCGACGAGGTGCTCGGCTATCCGCCGCTCTTCTTCGTCCCGGCACCATGCCCACGCGCCCGCTTCTTCAGAAGCTCCAGTGCTGCATCGGTAATATTCGGTGATGGGCTTGCCGAGATATTCGACACGACCCTTGGCCCACCAGGTCGGGCCTCGGCGATACGGCTCGATCGGCAACGTGCTTCTCCGAGAATGAGATCAATATGTGCGGGGGTGATGAACACGGCGCGGCCGATGCGGTGGCAGGCGCCAAGCCGGTTGGCCCGATCCCGCAAGGCGCGCTCCGAGACCTCGAACCCCCGCGCAGCCAGCTCCTCGATCCACGCGGCAGGCGAACGGGCGCGGTCCAGAATGACGGATCCCGTCTCCATCATCGACGCCCATCAAAGCCGGCGAACATGTCATCCATGCCGAGCGCTGCCAGATAGGTCTGGAGGACCGCCTCCATCTCCTGTCGGTCCTGCGCCGGCAGTTTCCGCAACCGGATGACCTGGCGCATGATCTTCACGTCATAACCGGTTGCCTTGGCCTCTCCGAAGACGTCCCTGATGTCGTCCGCGATGCCTTTCTTCTCTTCCTCAAGGCGCTCCACCCGCTCGATGAGTAGCCGCAATTGTTCGGCAGCAATGTTCTCAGCCATGTTGGAGGCCTCCCTGTTCGGGGCAGTTCACGCCGCCATCCCCAGCGTGCCGGGCCGCTCTGCGAGCGCCGCGTAGACTTCCAGTTGGCGCGCGAGGCGCACGGCGTCGGCCGGGGTGAAGGTGCCGCCGATCAGAACCGCGATCCGATAGGTGCCGTCCGCCTGGCGCTGCAGGTGAATATTCGACTTGATGGTCGGCGCCGAGGCCGCAACGTCGCATCCCATGGCCAGCGCGATCTCCCGCGCCTCGATGGAGGGCGCCAGCAGATCTTCATCCTCACCGGCGGCGGGGATAACGGCGATGGTGCGCGGGGCACAATCGGGGCAGAGGATGCCGCCGACATCGCCAAAGGTCCACCCATCCGGCAGCACTTCATTGGGGCGGTTCTCCTGCCGGGCGCAGGCGAGGCAGAATGAGATGAATGGGCCGCGCGTTTGCACGGCCGCTGGCTGGGGCGTCGTCTTGGCAGGCATCGGGGCATTCCTTTCAGACAAAGAGGACCGTTCTGAATTTGAAATTCAGTTTTTAAGCACCTGATATTTCGCGGATTTTAGAGCATCCAGGATGCTGATCGTGGTCGACTTAGCCCGAGGGCGTCCTGCCGATCAGATCATTGGCCGGCGCGCTGCTCACGACATCGATGCCGTCGAACAGCGACGCCTGGCCGAAGGCGTGGCCCGGCGGCTTGACCTCGCGGTAGTGTGGCGGCCGGAATTCCGGAGACACGCCCGAAGGCGAGATGATCTCTTCCACCTGCAGCGCGGCGCGCCAGCGCATTGAGCATTTGAAGTTGGAGCAGAGATAATAAAGCTGGCGCAGCGTCGGCGTAACCTCCTCGGATGTGCGCACCATGGCCCGCTCATTGCAGACCGGGCAGCGCACGATGGGGAGCCGGCGCTTCTCGCCCCGGCTGACCGCCGCCTGAGAGCCGGGATCAATTTGGATGGCCTGATTCACGCCCTGTCCCCCCATTGCCGGAGACGCGCAGCCGATTGGCCACGCCGGTGAGGGCTTCGATCCCCTCCTCAATCTCACGGAGTGCATTTTCGACGGAACCCGCATCCCGTCCCCTCTCGATGGCCGCCAGCGCGGCACCCACCGCTTCGCCGGTTTCCTTGGCGGCTTTGCCGGCCGCCGCGATCAGCTCGCCGGTGGACGAGCCGCCGGTTTCGTCGCCCATCTCAAGCTGCAACTCATAGCATTCGAGGAAGGGCCGCCCGTAACCACCCGCGCGCAGATAGGCGAGATCGAGGCGACGGGCCTTTTGCAGGCTGATCTCGCGCTCGGCGTCCGGGTCCGAGAGCTTGCGCACCCAATTCTCGGAACAGCCGAGAAGCTGCGCGCAGCCATCATAGCCGATCAGCTCCGCGACCCGACACAGCGCGCGCTCGAAGGTAAGCGGCCGGCGCTCCTTGGTCACTGGCCGTCCTCCGTCGAAAGGAGGATCGTGCCCGGCAGCGTGGGATGACCGCCGGGCACGGCTTGAGAGAGGCCACAGCCAGGGCAGTTTGCACCCCTGCCCCGCTGGCTTTCCTCAAGGTCTCGTTCCAGATTTGCGATGCGGAGGTTCTTGGCGGCGATCGTAAGATCGCAGTAAGCAAGATTGGCCCGCAGATCCGCGAGCATGTCTTTGACCGCAGGGATCAGGCTGTGCAGCCCCGCGACGATGCACAGGATTGTGAGGCCCAGGCTCAGGGCAATGATGGCGGTCACGCTCATGCCGCCTCCGGCCTGCGGTCAAAAGCCGGCATTCGATTGGACTGGTGCACGAGGTCGAGCCCGGTAAGAATCGGCTCGCAGTCGTCGGATGGTTCTGCATCCGTGGGGGACGTCGAATGATCGCGAGGGTAAATATCGGGACGGAGATCATGACGGGAAATGCCCGTCGCCGCTTCGACACGAAGCACATACTCGGCCGGGAGGCGCTTCGACGACCGGGTCCACTTCCACACGCTGGGCTGTTTCAGTTCGCAGAGCCGAGCCATTGCGGACTGGCCGCCCAACATTTCGATCGCAGTCATCAGCGCATCGAAGGGGGTCGTTGTCGTGATCATTCCGCTGGATATAGATCAATCTATAGAGCGGTCAATAGACAAATCTAACTGTGCGCTTATAGCCAGTTCTATATGGTGCCGGTCCATGGATCTAGGCCGGCGACTTAGCGATCGGATAAATGATGTCGGTCTATCTCAGGCCGAGTTAGCGCGGCGCATTGGCATCAAGCAACCCAGCATCAACTATCTGATTTCGCGTGGCCCGCAGGGCTCAAAGCATCTTCTCAAGATCGCTCGCGAGTTGCAGACCACGCCCGAATATTTGCTTGGCGAAACGGACGATCCGCAAGGTAGCGCTCCGGACAATGTGCTGGCAGATGCCGAGACTCGGGAAATGGCGGAACGCTTTAAGCGCCTCGGCGGGCGGGACCGGCGCGCACTGTTGCAGATCGCACGCTCTCTTGACGGCGGCTAGACGGTCACCGCAACCAAAGACGATCCGAGCCACAGCTAACGGGCACTGGTGAAGCCTCATAAAATTCGAATGTGCTCGAAATCGTCACGGCAGTAATTCAGTCTTTGGCTATAAAAGCTGACTGTCCGGACACGACGACTTCTCGGACGTTCACGGTTGTGACTGGAATGCCGCGGAAGTTAGCTGGTTTGCCGCTGCCTTCTCCAAGGCAGTACGACCAAACTCCACCAGAATAGAGCGGAGCATATTCCTCCGACGAAAAACGCTCCTATGGGGAATAAGTAGTCTTTGTCCTGTTGAACTTTGGCCGGAGCCGCCCCATCCGCAATCAAAATCCACAGGAGAATAATTACCAGCGCTCCAGCAGTACTCAGCGAAATATGTGCGAAAATGCCGCCGCTGTGCTTGTGTGAGAGCCAGTAGGCTTTGGGAAGTTCGACAAGAATTCCGAGCATAAATGCGGCTATTGTCGCAACGACGCTGCCGAGGAACCACAAAATAGTGACGACTTCAAGCAGGAACCCATAGCCTCCCTTGAGGTTGAATGGCAAGCTTGTCGCCAAAACGACGATAAGCGCAGAGGATACGCCTGCAAGAAGTGAAGCAAGAAACCCCCGCCACAGTATCGATCGTTTTTTCAAGCATTGCCTACAAGCATCATCGAACTCAGGGGGATTGATAACGGAGATACGTTAAGGGCTAATTTATTCGGTTGAAATCGACATGGCTTGAATGCTCGAATCCGAAAAGCGGCCCATCTTTAATCCACGACATTCCTGCCATTGGTGTGCCGCTGCAGAGCAGCTGGAAGCTGCCCGGCAGATATACCGGCCACCTTTCACCTAAAAGTTGCCTTTCCGGACACGACTACAAAGTGGAAGTTAGGTGCAGCAAGCTAACGGTCTACGCGCACCCTTCATTCTAAAAAAGCCCATTGGACGCTAAATGAGTATTTAACTTATGGCTGCCTAAATGCCTGAATGGGCCATGGTTGCACATCACTCCGGCGTAGCTTTATGGCATTTGTTATCGCTCCGCCGGCGGGACTCGCAGCGTACCTCGTCATTTATTTACTCGTTGCGTCTATGAAATCAGTGCTCGCCCAATCGGCGTCAGCATTGGCTGGTGCGATGTTCTACTCAATGGTCGCCATCGTCATGGGACCAGTGTTAGCATTTATAGGATTTGCTATTGTAGGTTTCCCAAGTTGGCTTCTTTTGCGGTCCTTGAAGGCGGAGTCAGGATATGCCTATGCGCTAATCGGCTTGGTGGGAGGATGGCATATCCCAGCGGCGAAAATAAATGGTTTCACGCTTTTGGGCGAACCTGTTGCCCTGCACAATGCTTTAGCAGGGTGTTTGGTCATGCTATTCTTTTGGCGCATTGCTCGCGCCAAATCCGAGGCTTGCGAGGACAGCAATGCGAATTGAAGTGGGCGGGCACGACTTGGATTTCTTCGACTGCATAAAAGTCGGCCAAGGCGGTCCAGAAGCGTGCACCTTGAGCATTGATGGGTGGCTCGTAGAGGGCTGCAAATTCGATCCATCTCCGCTGGCATTCGAGGACAAAATACTCATCCAAATGCAGAAAATCACGTTCTTCAAAATCGGGATAAGCTCTGGCTCAACTTGATCCAAGAAATTCTACGGTTAAAACGATCTCCAAAATCCGCGGTTATATGAAGCTGAGGGGTATCGAAGGAAGAACTGTCGAATTCGCTACCACGGCTTGGAGCCAAGCTCGTGCGAGCTACTCTATTCCATGATGTCCGCTTCCCACGACGAACTCGTCTTTCGCGGATATTTCGTTCGCGCTCGAAAGGGGTCTTAGCAGAGCTAGAATGCCAGTTCTCGGTGCGATGATCCGTTTCAAATCCCATTGACCGAATCAAACAATGTTCCTCATATGTTCTCAATCAGGAGACGCATATGGAACGCATCAACGATATTCGCGACGCGGTCGCGAAGGCGCTGGAAGAGCGCGGATTGGACAACCGCCAGTTTCTCGGAGAGATCAGGGCCGGCCTGCGCGACGACGGCCCGTTCATGACCGGAGCGCTGGCCTGCGCGGAGCTGCTGCTGGCCCCGGCCGAGTGATGTGGCGCGCTACGTTGGCGACCTCAAGGTCGCGACGTGCATCTTCGAGGCTGCTGCCTGGCACCTTACCGTGAAAGTGATCTGCCCATGCGGACGGACAGGTTTGTTCGCTCCGCATGGGCTGTGGTGGATCTTCGAGCGGAAAGGCTGGTCGGACGATTTCCGGGATGCGCGCATTCGCTTCTATTGCGCGTCCTGCGCACGCCGGGGCCGCGCGTCGGCGCGCCCGATCAGGATCGAGACATCGCAGGAAAAGCCGAGGGTTCATCTGCCTGCTCCAGATGAACGCACATGGAACCGGGCGGTCAACAGGTTCAGAGGCTGAGCTTGGCTTAGGCGACGGACATCATCTGGCTTGGATATGGCTGCGCCAGCGCGCAGGCGCCGGCATAATCGGTGCTAAGCCACGTCTTATAATCCTCGGCATGAAGGATCACCGGCATAGCCTTGGGGTGAAGCGGGGCGACCAGCGGGTTCGGTTCGCATGTCAGGAAGGCGAACACCGCGCCGATCGGGCTAGGCCGCCAGATCCCGGCGAAGCAGGAGACCGGTTCTGCGGGGATGCGGAACCACCATTCCTCGCGGCCTGCGCCGATCTTCGGCTCGGCAAATTCATCGAAGGGGACGAGGCAACGCTGCTCCGGCTTGGCGAGCATCGACTTCCAAAACGGACTGGTGAGATTGCGGACGTTCGTAACATGCTTCGTGACCGTCGTGCCTGGACGCTTGCCCTTCATGACATGGGGCACGCCCCAGATCATCTGATCGAGCATGATGGCGCCATCCTGCCAACGCGCGACGGTGGCCGGCTTGCGCGGCCAGATATCGGACGGTGTCGCCTGCAGCCCGGACTCCGGCAGAGGCGCGCCGATAAATTCTCGCCATGTGGAAAGCTTGGAGGGATCAGCTCGGAAGTGATTGCACATGGCGATTTACGCTGTCAGGAAACGTCTAGTTTTCTATTACCACAGTCACTTAAGAGCTGCTGCCTCAAAAGTTCTGACTTCATCATCAAAGCCTCCGTCCCTTTGTTCTCACCGAGGCAGGGACTGGCAGGTAACGGTCTGGAAAGAGAAGCCTTCCGCAATGCGTCATCATGTTTATGTATCGGCAATAACATGCATTCTACTCTCGGCTTGCGGTGGTGAAGGTGGTCAACAGCAAACTCCGCCAGTCACCGTTCCTCCCACCGCGCCAAACCCTTCGCCCACGCCGTCCCCAACGCCGTCTCCAACGCCTTCAATTACATATCCGACATTCACAGACATGACTCAAAGTTGGGCCATGGGAACACCGTATGTCGAATCCGTCCAAATTCGTGGCATGTCGCCGGACTACATCATACCTGTCGAGGCGACAGCTCGTTTGAACGTGGCGGCTGACGCTATCGGGATCACGTATACAGGCTCGCCAACACAGTCTGTTCGAGTCCATAATCGATTCACGTCTTGGTCATCGGACCTTACTTCGGCAGATATCATCTTTAGTGACGTAAACGGTGTGGTTTTTAACGCTGGGAGGGAAAATAGAACAGGCCACGGGTTTGCGTTTGGTAAAATTAGTGATTTTCAGACCATTTATACTTGGGCAACATATCACGAAGCATCCTATTACGATCAGGGAGGCCCATCCGGATCATCTAGACAGTTCATTGTATTTAATTTTCTTCTTACTGGTTACAAAACACTTATCAATGACATCCCCGCTAGTGGCAAGAAAGTTTATGACTGCGATTTAGACACTACGACTGTGGCCTATGACGGCTCAGGCGGCGTGTCCGCTAGGGGAAATGTGACAGTTGATTTTAGCCATCGTACAATCACAAGCAGCATTGTTGCGAGGCAGAGCGGATGGATTGCGGGAAATCTCCCCATATCTGCCACGTTAAACCTAGCTGGAAATCTCAGCTCATCAGATGGCAGTATGTCCGGCGACGTGACATCGCCGGATGGCTTCACAGGTCAGTTTTACGGAAGTCTTTTTGGCCCGCAGGGTACCGAGATGCAGATCATCTTCACAATTTCGCGATCGGGTAGAGGCGCTGCCGGGCGAATTATTTGCAAGTGAATATGGTGCCTGCTCGCTCGTACACAGGGAAACACGCATTACTGCTGCGCCTCTAACTCCAAATCAGAGGTCAATCCGCCCGAACCATCCATTCGGTGCGTGGCGCCCTCGATCAGCCACTTCCGCGCGTCGATCTCGGTTTTGAAGCCGTCCAGCGTCACCGGGATCTCGGGGAACAAATCAGGCCGGCCATAAGCCAGCTTCAGGCGCGCGGTGGCGACGCGGCGGGTAATGCGGGCGCTTTCCGCCTCGGCGGCCTGTCTTGCGTCCGCCTCGCTCGCGTAGAGCTTGCGCAGACGCTTGGCCTTCCCCTTCCCGCTGTGGCCGTGCTGCACCTTGTGGCGCGCGGCGCCGGCCTTGTCGTGCCAGTTCGCCTCGACGCCGTCATACTGGCCGCGCGTGACGCGCTGATAATCGATGCTCACCGTCTCATTACGCGCAATCTCGACGGTCGGGAGCGCCTTGCCGCTCGATGTCTTGCCGCTCCCAATCGGGGCGAAGATCAAGGCGCCTGCCTTGACCGTCGCCACGGCGTCGAACCGTTTGCCCAACGCCTGCAGGAGCGCCGCGTCGCTCTTGGCGCCATGGCCGAGCGCGGGAATCGTCTTACTGCCCAGCGCGTCCTCAACCTTTGCGGTCAGGCCATTGGCAGCAGCTATGGCGCCGACGACCTCACTCACCGTCTTCCCCACAAAGCTGCGCTCGCGGCGGACGCGAAAGGCATCGGTGAAGTCGGCCGAGCGGGCGCGGATGGTGATGATGTCCGGCGGCCCGGAAAAGGTCGCTTCATCGACCTTGAACTCGCCCTTGTCGATGAGGCCCTGCGGCAGACCGCTCCCCCGTTCCCACCCCAGGCTCACGCGCAGCCTGGCGCCCTCCTTTGGGATTTCCAGCTTCCCGCCGGCGTCGCTGATGACGATATCGAGTTGATCGGCCGCATCGCCGCGTTTCTCGGCGATGGTGAGCGTGATTAGCAGCGGATCGATAATGCTGGTCAAATCCTTGCCGTCCAGCGTCACCTTCCAGCCCGCCTTTGGGTGCACATAGCCGCTCAATCGACGCGCTCCAGTTCAAGCGTGAAGTTCGCCCGGCGAGGGAAGCCATCGACCAAGAAGGTGTCCGACGACTGTTCGAGGCTGCGAATCGTGAACTGCCCGAGCACCTCCTGTCGGCCGCTGAGCAGCGTGTAGCTCTCGCCGGTGTCGGCCATCTCGCGGATCCGTTCGAGGCTGGAATAATCACCCGCCACGCCGGGGAAGAGGCGCCCGGTCAGGCGCATGGTTTCATCGCCCGGCCCGAGGAACTGAGAAGCCGCGCGGGCGCCGAAGCGCTCGGACTTGGCGTGCCGCCAATTCCATGTCTGGGCGAGCTGCTCATAGGGCAGCGTCCCGATCTCGAACAGAAAGGTGTCGAGCGACATCATCATGGTTCAGTCCTCATCCTGAAAGGCGCTGCGCTTGGCAGCTTCCCGCTCGGCCTGGATGCCGGCGAGGATCCTGCGCACTTCAAGCGCGATGTCCTGGGCGGACTGGCCGGGGGCCGCCTGGATGGTGATATGTATGTCCCCAAAGCCGCCGGCTGCTGGAGCGGCGGCGCCCGCCCCTACCCCGCCGCGCCGGGGCGCAAACGGTTCGAGCGCCGGCAGCGCGACGCGGTGCGTCATCTCCTGCGCTGCCATGGCGGCAGCGCCCTGCCCTTGCGAAATGCCGAGGGCGAGGCCGGCGGCGATGTTCGAGCCTAGCCCCATGAAGACGCGGCTCGGACTGTGGATCCCGAGCAGCTTCTTGGCGCCCGTCACGAGCCGCCCGAGGAAGCCGGTCACCTCGGCATAGGCGCGCGGGAACATAGCCTTGAACCCGGCGATGAGGCCGGCGACGATCATGCCGCCAATCGGATTGAAGATCCCGAGCAGCATCGCCGGCGAGAAATTGGCCTTGATCCATGTCCAGCCTGCCGAGACGGCGCCCTTGACCGCCGCGACCCCGGCCCAGAAGGCCGCCTTGATCTGATCCCAATAGCGATAGATGAGATAGGCCGCGCCGCCGACCGCTGCGACGATACCCACGATGATCAGCACGACCGGATTGGCGAGCATCATGGCGCCGGCCGAGACGATGCCGCGCCCGAGCAGCAGGAAGCCCGTGCGCAGCAGGCCCAACATAGTGACGATCGCCGGGCCGTTGCGGGCAAAGAACCCGTACACGCCGGCTGCTGGGCCGACGAACGCGCCGAACAGCCACATGAGCGCGCCGACGCCGATGCGCAGGGCACCGATTCCCACGACGATGCTCACAAGCGAGGCGGCCATGCCGGGATTGGCCTCGGCCCAGGCAGCGATCCGGTCGGTCAGCCGGGCCGCCGCCTCGGTGATGCGCACGATCGACGGCAGCAGCACCGGGCCGAGGGTGAGCGCCATGGTCTGCAGGTTGCCGATGATCGCGGGGATCTGTGCATTCATGTCCCCCATGCGGCGGTTGAAGCTCGCGTCGATCGCGCCCGAGCTGGCCATCGCCTCAGCGCGGATGCGGCGGTATTCCTCCATGTTCTGGATGAGCGGCCGCAGGGCCTGCTGCGCTTGCATGTCGCCGAATAGGAAGCTGATCCGGTCGAGCTTGCCGCCAAGCGTCGTGTTCGTGATTTCCGCAATGGCTTCGAGCGGCGTCTTGCCGTCCGCATAGGCCTTTTTCAGCGCGGCCGGCAGATCGACGCCCATCTTCTGGAACTTGTCGATGGTCTCCTTGGTGTTGATCTTGGCCATCAGGTTCTGGAGATTGGTCGCGGCCGACGCGGCGTCGCCGGTGCCCTTGCGGGCGATCTGCGCGGCTGCAGCCAGATCCGCCACGGCCCCGACGCCCTGCTGCCCAAAGGCCTGCGCCTGCGCGGTCAGCATCGGGAAATACTGCGCCATGTCCTTGATCTCGAAAGCGCCGGCATTGCCTGCGGCCGTCATCGCTTCGAGCGCCTTGGCATTCTCGTTGATCGGAACCTTGAGGTTCGAGAAATTGGCGAAGGACGCCGCCGCCAGATCATCGACCGACGCCTTGTACGCTGTCGCGACCCGACCGATCGGGCCGATCATCTGCACGGCCTGCTGCGGTGTCATGCCGAAGCCCGCGAGCGTGTCCACGCCGGCGCGCATATTCTCCGGTAACTGCCGCGCCGCGCGCGCTGCAGCCAGGATGTTCCGTTGAAGCTCCGCCGTCTCTTTCTGCGAAAGCTCTGCCTTGAGGGCGATATCGGTCATGCCCGACTGGAAATCGCCGATCCCTTTGACCGCGAGAACGGCCGGGGCGAGCATCATGGCGCCGCCGATCATATGCTGCTGCCCGGATGAGCGCAGGGCCGCGCCCCGCGCCTGCATGCGCTCGACCTGATTGCTGATGCGCAGGAGGCGCACCTGCTCCTGCATCTCGCGGTTGGTGCGCGCGATCTGCGCCTGCAGATCGGCCTCCTGCGCGAACAGCCCGGTCACATTGCCGCTCGTGCCCGCGATCTGAGCGCGCACATTGGTCAGCTCGCGCTCAAGATCGCGGGCATGGCGCTTCATGCCGGCGAGCTTCTCGCCGCCGGTCTGCGCCAGGCCGACGATACCCTTGAGCGAACCAGAGAGGCGGTCCACCGTGGCGAAGCTGACGACCAGGCGCAGAAGGTTGCTCATGGGATTACCCCTTTCCCGGCGCGTTCATCTGGTTCCACGTCCGCACGGCGGCGTTGCGCCAATAGACCAGCTCTTCGAGGCTGAGCGGGTCCATCTGCTCAGGCGTCCAATGGAAGATGGCGGCAATGTCGGCCATCAGATCCCCAACGATTCCTCGATCCGTTGGCGCTGCGCCGGTGTCAGAAAAAAACCGAAGATCACATTCCCGAATGCGGCCAGATCCTCGACCTCCAGATTGGCCACTTCCGGCTCGGTGAGCGGGGGCATCGTGATCCGCGGAATGACGGTGATGAGGGACTGCACGTCGCTCTGGCCGAGGGCCTGTAGCGAGATCCCGCGCAGTTCGCCCGCCTTGGGCTTGCGCAGATCCACGCGCCGGATCTCGGTATCGCCGCGCTTGATGGGATTTTCGAGAATGACGTGCGGCACGGTGGGCGTAACGCCGTCGCCGGCAGTGGCTTGATCGGACATTGCGGATGCTCCCTGATGCGGATGGTCATTGTCTTCGCCCCGCCGTGCCATCCGCATTACTCACGGCGGGGCGAAGCTGGTCAGATCCCGAGGATGGCGCGCAGCTCGGCGTGGCGGTCGATGCCGCCGACGCGGCAGATCAGGTTCGGAATGTCGATCTCGACGAGCACGGTGCCATCGACGGTCAGCTTGTAATAGCTGGCGGCCGTCTTCACCGTCTCTTCGGTCTGGGTGCCAGGCTTGGCGTTGCCCGGCTCGATCGACTGATGCCGGCCGCGCACGACGATCTCGACGGCCTTCATCTGGGCCGTGCCATCATCCTGATAGGCGCCGACCCAGCGGATCAGCTCGGCATCGTGCGTGGCGGCAGCAAAGCCCGTGTAGATCGAGGAGATATGGCCGCCGGCCCTCCACTCGAACTCGATAGGCTCCTGCCCCAGGTCGATCTGGATTTCGCCATCCATGCCCCCGCCCCGATAGCCCTCGAACTTGCGGGCAAGGCTGGGCAAGGTGACTTCGGAGATCTGCCCCACATAGCTGGTGCCGTTGTGGAACTGGTTCATGTTCTTTAGGGTGGCGGGAAGGCCCATGGCTCAATCCTTTCTGGTCGGAAAATCGGGCGCGTCAGCCGAGCTGGTCGGCGATGCTGGCGTAGAATTTATCGGTGATGCGCTGGTTCAGAAGGATCGCCTCGGCCGGCGCGCAGGCCGTGTATTCATAGTCGATGGTGATGCTGCCAGCGGCGAGTGAGGCGGCCGGATTGGCATCGGCATCGAACCAGCAGCGCGCGCCCACGATCCTCCCCTGCGATACGAGCGTGCGGAACCGCCCGTTCACGGTCTCGACGATATCCTTGACCAGGCTGGCCGTGATCGGCTTGTCGATGGCCCAGAGCAGACCATTGGCGATTTCGTCCATGAGCACCTGCGCCGTGCGCACGACGCTCTCGAAGGCAAAGAGCGGTTCGCTCGCCATGGTGCGGTTGCCCCAGAATCGAAAGCCGTTGGCGCGGATCAAGGTTGTGACGTTCTTGTCATTGAGCAGGCCGGCCGAGGAGGCCCCGCCGAGCAGATCGAAATCGACCGGCGTTGCGATTCCGGTCACGCCGTTGATGGGCATGTTGGACAGCGTCTTGTGCCAGCCTGTCTCGCTGTCGATCTTGGCGCGCAGGCCAAGGGCGCGGGCGACAGCGCTGCCGGTCCAGTCCGTGAACTCGGGCCAGATGAGCATCAGCTCGCGCTGCCCAAAATCCCCGGCGAAATCGGTCACCTCGGTCAAATCGTCGCCGCTGGCCGCCGCATAGGCGAAGCCGCGCAGCTTCTGCGCCACGGTCACCAGATCGTTGATGACCTCTGCGGTATCGAGGCCGGGTGCCCCCAAGATGCGAGGGCGGATGCCAAGCGTGCTCTCGGCCTGCAGCAGCTTCGCGACCCCGGCTTTGGTGTTGGTCTCGGTCGCTTCGGCATCGACGCCCGTTTCAACCCGCACCACCACCACGATCGGGCTGCATTGATCGGCAATGGCATCGAGCGCCTTGGCGAGCGTGCCGGCCGCGCCAGCCTTGGCGATCGCCGCCGTCACATTCGTTACGGGCACGGGCGTGTTGACCGGGAACGTCGTCACGTCCGCGTCGCTTGCCGTGGCCACCAGGCCGATGATTGCCGTCGAAGCGGCGGCGACAGCGCGCGCGCCGGTATTGATCTCGTTGACCTTGATACCGTGAATGATGGCCATGGTTCGTCCTTTCCTAGAACGCGATGGAGAGATTGAGCGGCGCGCCGCCGGGGAGGTCGAGCCGGGTGCCCTCGATCAGGAGGGTCAGCTTGCCGGCAGCGTCGCCGCCACCGACGACGATGCGGGAGAGCTTCACGCGCGGTTCCCAGCGGGCGATGGCCCCCGCGCTTGCCGCTGCGATGAGCTGGCGCGTGACGGCATTCAGCGGCGCATCGATCAGCTCGAACAGCCGCGAGCCATAGTCGCGCCGCATGACGCGCGTGGATATGGGCGTGGTCAGGATGTCCCGGATCGACTGCGCGATATGCTCGGCGCCATCGATGCGCTTGCCGGTGGCCCGCTCCATACCGCTCATGCGGGTACTCCAGAGAGCGCGCTGCCGGCCTGTACGCCGCTATGCTTGTGACCCTTGAGGCTCTTGCCCCCACCGATCACATCATCGCTCGCCGCGACCGTCTCGCTCACGTCGACCTTGCCTGTGACGGTCACGTTCCCAGTGATCTCGACGCCTTCGGGTGCGTTGATGGTGAGCTTGCCGCCGGCGAGCGTGATGGCCAGCACATGGCCCTCGGGATCATAATCGATCTTCGAGCCGTCCGGCATGAGGATCCGCGCGCGGCCATCGCTGGCCGGCGCCGGAAAGGCGTTGGAGTAGAGGCCACGCAGGGCGACGCCATGGGCGATATCTCCCTCGGTGCACAGCAGAAGGATCTGCTCGCCGACCGTGGGCGGGCACCAGGTGCGGAAGCCGCCGGCCAGCTCAAGCCAGGGCACGGCCGGCGAGACGATATCACCGAGCTTCGCCGTGAGCGTGGCGCCGGCAAGATCGACAGTCTCGACCACGCCAATGCGGATCAAGTCGCCAAGGAGGCCGGGCATGTCTTCGGTCTGCGCCATGGCAGAATGCATCCACCGTCGGCGGTCGCCAAACCACCTCAAGGGCTTGTGGCATCGGTTCTCACAAGAGAGCAGGAAGCGGAGACGACGAATGCCGATCTGACGGCATATATGGCAGGCAATCTTTCCCAGTCACTATGGATCGCCATAATGTTGGTCCCCCGGTGTTAGTACCGGTCATCCGCTCACGTTGAAATGCACGCCGTATCCGGGACGCAAATCTGTTGCGTGGCAACCTGATTTTTGGCCGCGATGCTGCAGCCACTAATCACTTTCTGCAGGGAAACGCCTGCAACAAGGCATCGCCGATCATGAAGGCTGGGTGACTGCCCCATTTTTCAGGATGATCTTTGATATAACGTCGGGCAATCACGACCGTTTGTAGCGTTGCGGCATCGGACGGCGGACGACAGGTTGCGCGCCGGAGTTGGAGGATGTCAGCGACACCAAGAATATACGAGTTGCAAGGATCAAATGTGACCCTTCCATTGTTGGGTTGGTCTGCCGCGCACATTTGCGCGATTTGCGCTCCCGTGACGGAAGACATGCTAACATAGTTGTCCGTTGGATGCGCTGCTGCTGCAAACATCAGGAGAAGTGACATCACTACGGATAATCCTCTGCTGGCAGGTCAATTACGTCGTGAATTGCTACGAGGCGGTATGCAATCGGCTTCCCGCCCCGCAATTCGACGTTTACGTCCACGTCGAACGCCTTTTTATAGACGTTTTCGTCGGCTTCGGCGATCTCATGGCGTATGCGCTCCTCCGCAAGCGCAGACGCATACACGATAGGGAGCGCACGGGGATATATGGCCTCAATCTGTACCATCTCGCCGGAGCGCTTTCCTGTCTTCGCGTGAGCGACGCCAGTCTTAGTGAAAACCATGAGAACCTTTTCATGGTCTGCGGCGGTGGTTCGCTCCAATTCCTGCCTATGTTCAAGAATATTGTGTTCCGCTTCCCTCGCCTGGACGGTGTCGAACTCGAAGGCAATTCGCTGCTCACCGTTCTCAAACACCGCGAGGGAAAGATTGGCGTTCGCATCGTGCGCAACGGCCCGAACGGTCTTATGAAAGTCGTTCAAATCACCTTTAGATGCTTTCGGCTCACGGCCACCTCGTCTGAAATACTTGGTGATGGCCGCCCGGTAGTTTTCGACGAATTTCTTGAGTTCGTTGGCGTGCTTTACGCCAGTCATAACCGCACCGAGAACTGGGAAAGCAGTCATACCGATGTAAGGTACCAGTTCGGCTACGATGGAGCCTGCGCGCACTTCACGGACGTAAAAGCCAGCGCCACCGGTCTCTTCGGGATACTCGCGATCATGAAATCGTTCAAATTGACTGCCAAAGCCGACAAACGCGGAAACGAAATCGTTCAATTCAACAGGCGTGCTTGTCTCGATCCTCAAGATCAGGTGCGTGTCGTCAACGTCCATCGCTTCCCCCATTTGTACATGCATAGTCCAGAAAACTAGGATTGCTACCCCGTTACGAGCGTTGCGTTAACGATCGCTTCCATGCATTACCTCTATTGGAAACCATCTCAGTCTTGGCGGCGGGGGATTAATGCCAATCGACATAAGGGTTGAAGACACAGATTTGGTGGGGTTCAGCGACCCGGCCAAGGATGGCGTAAAAAAGGCTGGCGAGGACTTCATCAAGCACGTCATCGCGGAGGCAAACCGTTTGGAGTCTTCACAGAACGCTGGCACCGGGCCTGTCGAAATCACAAAAGGAATGGTTGCGAATGCGGCCCTCATACAGCGCCGCTCTTTGGGCGGGAAAAAAACCCCACTCAGCCACAAAGTCCTGCGTATCGTGTCGACCGCGACTACGTTGTTGGTCGGCATCATGGTAGACAAGGACAAGATGCAGGACACATTTTACCTTGTGCTTTTCATCATGGTGATTGCAGTCGCGATCATCACGACGACCGTCTCGATCATGAAGGAATAAGTCATGGTTGGTCCAATTCCAGATGCTGAAACGATGGATCAATTGGACAGCATCCAGCTTGAAGCGCGAGCGCGCGAAGTTCGCTTTATCAAACTCGACGTGATCCTTCGGCTTTACGCTGTTATCGGGCTGCTTGCTGCAGTACTGGCACTCGCATATTTCGGGTTCAGCTTCCTGAAAATAACCCTGACCGAAGATCAGCGTATCGCGCTCATTATGGCAGGATCAGGCGTCACCGTTTCCGCTATGTCATATTCTCTCCTAATCATCAGGCGGCGCTTGAGCGATCTCCGGGTGGACAATTTTCAAACGGCATCGCTTGATCTCGACCTCATTAAGGAATGGTCGCGATTTGAAGCGATCGGCCGGAAAGTTCTGGAAGAAAAGAATATTGAATTTAACAGTCGCTCGCCGCGATCCATTCTTTCTACACTGGAGAGCCATGAACTCATTCCAAGCGAGTTAGCCCGGGAGATTAGCGCGGCATTGGATGTCCGAAACAAAGTCGTTCATAATGCGGAGCCGCAGCCCCAAATCCTAGTAGAAGCCGCTGCGCGTATTCTGGCAAATTCAAATAATAAGTTGCAACGCATATTGCGGGCGGCGGAACCAAATCAAACATTTACCTCGGCAGGGTTCGACTCAGGCTCCCACGCCCTCCTAGGTCTCGGTGCCGCCTCCAGCCAAGTGCCGAGAAGCCAATTCGCAAGTGGCGGGGAAGCACTCCCAGTCAATCCCGCTCGGAAAGGTCGGAAGCTCAATCTCGACGAGGAATAGGCTGCTGCATCGCGGCTTGAGCAGGAAGCAGTGTCGCGACCTTGCAGGTAGCTGATCAATGCCAGCGGGTCGGCGCTTTGGTCGAAACGGATAAAGCCTAGCATGGACGAGAAGCGACGCGCGCAAGGCTACCGGTGAGCGGAAAGCCCGCAGGTTATGTCGGCGAAACCACCCCGGCAGCAATCTTGGCCGGATAGCCCCGAGCGACTTCCTCGACGCGGTTCTTGGTCGCAGCGCGGTCGTAGCTGCCGTCATCCTTCAGCACCGCGCGGACATTGCGCTGATATTTTGCGCCGTCGATCGTCAGGGTCACGGGCACTTCGTTGGTGTCGGCGTTGAAGGCGCCAATGCTGATCTTCATGAGGTCTTCCTTTCGAAATTCGGGGTCAGACGCCCTTGGTCTGGACGTGGACGCGGACGTAGCGATCGTCCGCGTTCCAGAACTGGATCGCGTAGGGTTGGCCGGCGCCATTGTAGAGGGTCTGATACCAGTCGGTGGCGTGCTGGCTGACCGTTTGGTTAGCAGGCCAGTATGCCGAAATGACGGGGTTCACCCAGCTCGAATGTCCGACCGGCAAGTTGTAGGTGCCGATGCTGTCCGGCCCGATCGTGATGAAACCCCACGTCTCCTTGAGGCCGTCCGCTGTCACGCGATAGCCGCCATTCTCGACGATGTAGCTCGCGGTCACTTCAAGAAAGGCGTTCGCATGCTTGCCATCGAGCGTGTCAGCATCGAGGCCGGACCCCGCGCCATCGTTGGTCGACGTCCAGACATAGCCGCCATTCACATAGAGTGGCGCGTTCACGAGATTGTAGGTCGATCCGCTGTAATGCAGATATCGGTTGCCGCCGTTGCCGAACCAGACCACGCCTTCGACGCCGCCGGCTCGGGAGGCGGTGATATCCCCGTTTCCGGCCAGGCGGCTAAAGCCGCTACCATCACTTGCCTGGATATTGCCCTTCGACTCGATGGACCATTCTGCCCAGATATGGCCGCCGCTAGAGATCGTGACCCGATTTACGCCGCCATACTGGAACGCCCAGCCCTGCGCGCCGCCGCCGATATAGGTGATCTCTGAGAAGTAGAAGCGCGCGACGCCATCCGTTGAATAGACCCATGCGCCCGCGTTGGCGCGCAGGAAGCCGCTCGAATTGATCCCGTCCAGCAGATCGGCATCGAGGCCGGAGCCGGACCCGTCCACAGTGGCGAGCTTGGCGAGGATATCGGCCGCCGTGTAGAGCGAGGCATTGAGCGGCGTGTAGCCAAGGCGCGCAACGATGTTGGTGAAATAGTTGCTGTCCTGACCATCGAGCAGATCCGCATCGAGGCCCGAGCCGGCGCCATCGTTGCCCGCATGCCAGACCATATTGCCCCGGATCGTCACGGACAGGCTCGCCAGTTCGAGCGTGTCGAGATTGCCGCCGCCCGAGACGCCGATTTTCAGGCTCTTGTAGCCCGCAAGATTGGGCCGCAGGATCTGGGCAGTGCTCCCATTGGTGCGGCTGAGAAACAGATCGCCACTGTTTATCTCGATCGACGGCGCGGCCACGGCGCCGGTGAAGGTATCGCCGGCCTTGTTCGCGGGCGTGTAGCCCAGGCGCGCGGGTATATTCCCGTAATAGCTCCCGTGCTGACCATCGAGCAAATCGGCATCGAGGCCCGAGCCGGAGCCGTCATTGCTGGCCCGCCAGACATCGCCCAAGGTGACTGCTGCCCATGTCGCTAGGCCCACCATGAGCTTTTTGGGCGTGACGAAGCGCTGATCGTCCGCGCCGGCATCCGTCTCGGCTTGCGTGGCGATCTCGGCAACGCCTTTCACCGTCTCGGATGCGGGCGGGTTGACGAACTCCAGATCGCCGAAGGTGAGGCTAGCGGCCGCGATATCGGCGAATTTGATATCGCACTGGAGCAAGGCGATGGAGCTGGCCGTTTTCTCCACGATCGCGCCTGCCTGGCCGTAGAGCGCGAAGAGCGTGCCATCGGCGAGATAGAGCGCAAAGCTGCGCATGGTGAAGGCGTCGGTGCTATCGTCCCGCGCGATCAGGTGGATCGTATCGGGCGCCACCGTTCCCCCGCCCGCCGCCGCGACCCGCTTGAACTCGCCGGCCAGCGCCGTCGCTGTCGGTACCGCCGCGACCGCGGTCGCGGACAGGCCGACTTGCGTGATCGTGAGGGGCGCCGTGCCGGTGCCTTCTGCATTGACGACTGCGTCGCGGCCGGCGTTGGTGACGGTGAGCGTAAGCGCCATGCTGCAGGTCTCCTTAGGCCGCCATGTCGAGCCGGGCGGACACCACGGCGCGGGCATAGGGGGCGATGCCGATCGCGCCGGCGGCGGCGATGGCGAGCGTGAAATCGAAGGGTCGGCTCAGCGGCTTGGCGCGCTCGACCTGCCTGATCGTGGCATCGACATAGGCCGCGCCTGGCGCCGCGCCGTTGACCTCGGACAGGGCGAGGATGAGCGAGAATGTGCCCGGCTCACCCATCGGCTCGGTTTCCCACCATTCGCGGATGGAAATGGAACCACCCAGCGCCGCGACGGCGGCGCGCACGGCCGCGAGCGTGCCTTTACGCCGATGCACGGCAATCGCGCTGGCGATCACCTGCCGCCGCACGGAGACCGGCCAGCTCGCATCCCATTCATCGACCGAGAGCGCCCAGGCGAGCCATGGCAGCAGCGCTTCCGGGCAGCTCTGCGGCGACCAGAGCGCGCGCAGCGGCACCGGCAAGGCCTGCCCTGTCACCGCCGCTTCGAGGCCCAGCTCCAGCGCCGAGGCATTGGGTGGCAGCAGGCTCATTCGTCCGTGCCGCCATTGGTGAGCGCGATTCCGGTGCAATGCGCGGCCTCGCTTGGGTCAATGACGATATCGGCCGCCGGCTCGACCAGCACGACATTCTGGACCCCCGCCACATGGAGGGCCGCGAACAGGCCCGAGCGCGTCACATCGAAGCCGAGGCGCTTGTGGGATTGCACATAGGCCTCGGCCCGGGCCTGCGCCTGGGCCAACACGACAACAGGGTCCGGCCCCGCATAAGTCTTGATCGTCGCCTGCACGGCATATTGGACGATGCTTGCCGATTGCACGGTCAGGCGGTCGGCCACCGGCCGCACCGTCTCATCGGAAAGCGCCGCAGTGACGGCCGCGAGCAGCTCGGGCGCCGCCGTGCCATCGCCGACGCGCGAGAGCACATAGACCGTCACTTTGGCGGGGGCCGGCGACGCGGCCGAGGCGTCAAGAACATCCCCATCAGCGCTTAGCGCATGGGCGATGTACGCACCGCTCGGCCCGGCCACCGACATCGCCTCAGGCGCGAGGATGATGCGCCGGCGGAAATCCTCATCGCCTTCCATCACGGCCGGCGTGTCCGCCTCGGGATCCGCCGGCACCAGCTCCAGTCGCGGAACCCCAAACAGGGCGCCGAGATGATCGAGGTCCGATCCCTTGGCATAGGCTACCATGACCGCGCGGGCAGCGTCGTTGACATGCTGGCGGATCAGCAATTCGCGATAGGCCGCGATCTGCAGGATCTTCACCGCCGGGTCGCTCTCAAGGCTGGCGTCGAAGTCGGGCATCACGGCCAGTAGCGAGGCGGTCATCGCGCCAAAGATCGCCTCATAGCTGAGCTGCTCGACCACGGCGGGCGCCGGCAGGCGCGATAGGTCGATGGCTGAGAAGGTCGCGTCCGTCATGGTCGGAGCAATGCCCAGCGCTCACATCTTTGCACCCGCGCGCTCTTGTGAGGACCGTTCTCACAATCGGCCCAAATGGCGCCCGCGCCCCGCCCGACCGAAGGTTGCTGCAGACCGATCTCATAGGGGCGTGCATCAATGGCGAAGGCCTATATCACCCGTTACAGCACCAATTCGCTGAACTGGCAGCGGCTTTCTTCCGGCCAGGCGCTGTCGGTGCTTGGCCATCAGGACGGCGACGGGATCGCCCTTGACCTTGCAGACGGCGAGCAGGCCGAGACCGAGGCGTTTGACGGCCCGTGCCTCTGCCGCATCGTCATCGTGGGCGGCGACGCGCAGGTGCGCATCGCAAAGGATGCCGATGCCGACACCGGCGAGTTGTGGCTCGATGGCACGACCGATCAGCGCTACGTCCGAAAGGGCGAGCGCATCGCGATCAAGAGGGCCGCGTGATGCTGGGCGGCTTTGGTGGCGGCTCGCGCGCGAACCTGACACGCGCACCCAAGCCCTTCGCGGCGAAAGTGCCGTCCAAAGCAGGTGTCGTGTTCACTCTGCCGATGATGGGGCTGCTGTCTCCTGTCACCTTCACGAAGACGACCGGGCCGGCCAATCTTACCGTTCTCTCCGGCGGCGCCTCGACCGGCGCGATCGTGGCATCGCTCCCGATCGCGGTAGACGAAACACAGGAAATTGGCGGCTATGCCTTCGGAGCAGATGGGTGCCGCAAGCCGTGGTCCGCCTCATTGACTGCTGTCACCCCCACGCCGACGCCAACGCCGACCCCCGCGCTGGATGCCCCGACCGTGTCCCCCCTCACCGTTGTCGAAGCTTTGGCGCCAGGCGCCGAGATCGCGACCATCACCGGGCAGTCAGGGAACAGTTACAGTCTGGCCGATGACGCCGGCGGGCGCCTCGCGATTGCAAGCGGTAGCAAGATCGTCGCCGGATTGACGCCTATCGCTCATGCGGAGACGGCGTCGCTTTCATTCCAGATCGCAACCGCCAACGCGGGCACAAACCCGACATCTCGAACTGATGCGTTCACGATGGCGGTCCAGGAAGCGGTCCAGATCGACCGGGTGGACCTGCGCTACAACACTGCCGACACCCGATGGGAAGTCGCTAATGCCAGCGCGTTTCCCGGCGCTACCTACGTCTACAAGACCCGTGGCGGCACCACCCTCTCGACAACCTCTGCCGCTACGCTGGCCGCCGCCTCAACTTCTGAAGGCGTCACCGCAGAAGTGGAGGGCCAACCCGCCACGAAGTCAGCGGTCGTTTTCAAGATCGTCTCCGACCTCAACCAATATCTGGACTTTGCCGACGCGCCCAGCGGCACGCCCCTTAGTGCCCTAGGCTGGACGTCGCCTGCGCAATTCGTCACGGACGGGGTCGCGCTGACGCGAACATCCTCCGCAGGCACCTTCCCTCTTCGCAATGTGGGTAAGGTCAATCAGAAGATCCGGTTCCGCCCGCAGTTCAAGTCTGATCCCGCTAACGGCAACGACGGCAGTTCATCCCAGCGCGGGTTCCTGCTGGCCGCTACTCCCGACGACCGCAACTGGGTGAACGTTTCCATCTCGACGGGCAATATTGGCATCAACAAGCGCGCCAATAATCAGATGGAGTGGAGCTACATCCCGACCATCGGCGGAAGCAATCTGGAAGCCACATGGTTCGAGATCGAGCTGAACTGGATCGGCGACACCCCTTACCTGAAAATATCGCGGGGGGGCGTTCGTGTCGATCCAGGCGGCAATGGCATCAACCTGAACGCAACTGGAGGTACGCTGCTTCCGGGGACAAACGTCGGCATCGCCATGACGACAGAATTGGGGGTGTCCAATCCCTCGTGGCCGCAACGCCTGATCCACGAACTGCAAGTTTCAGCTTGGGATAATCGCGCCGTCAATGTCGGCTCGATGAATGTCCCGGAGCCATCGGCCTCCGCCCCGCCGGCCGTCGTGGTCACCGGCACGACGACAAACACCGGGCAGCACAACGCATGGGGTGTGGATGAATATGGGCGTGTCGTGAGCGGCCCCTTCCCCTTCATTCCGTCCGCCGGCGCATATTCGGTCACGATGCCGTTCGACCTGCTCCCGCCATACGGCGCCTATATCGCCCCTGTAGATGCGCCGAATGATGGCATCTTTGCCGAGGCTCCGGTCATGCCGGTATTTGAGGCAATCGAGCCTCATGTCTTCGGCGTCAATTCTTCTCCGACAAGTGCAAGTAACCCTGTCGACATCGTCAAAGATCGTGGGCGGGTCGTCTCCTGGCGCTACATCCATACGTCAAATGGCACGCATTCTTACATTCCCGATGAGGACCGTAATGCCGATGGTTGGCCGGCAGTTCAGCCGCCTGCAGGGTATTCAATCTGTGCCATTATCTGGGAGGGTGCCGGCCCGGGTGGGCGCTTTGGTGCCTGGAACCTTACGACCAATGCAGATTCAACCATCTCGACTACATGGACTCCTGAGAATGTAACGGTATCCAATGTTACCGCTAGAGGTGCTCGTCTGACGCAGACCAGCGCAACAGCGGCCTCCAACATAACTTTGCGCTTTGCGAATGTGACGGTTCCGCCAGAAGGCTTTCAACTGTCGGTGCTGCCTGTTCTTCCTCAGGGAGAGGAGCACGACCCATCTGAACTCATGACGCCGCAGGTCGCTGCCATTTGGCATAGCGACAACTTCGGCGGCGTCGCGGGTAACATGTGGTGGCGTAACATGAAGGTCACGATGGCCGAGGCTGTCGACCCCAAGCTACCGTATTTCGCGGGCTCCAAAGAATTCGGCGTCTCCGTTTGTAAGCAGACGAAGGGCAGTCTCTTCTGGACGTTCCCCTATGACGAGGTCGCCAACCACCTTGAAACCAAGGTCGCCAACGACCTCACATACTTCCTCGCCCACGCTCCCATTTATTCTCGCTCAGCCGGCGAGGTCGCCAACGAGGTCTGGAATTACAGCACCTACAACAAGCAATGGTGGACGATGGCGGTCGCCGGCGCCAACCGCGGCTTCCTTCCGGGCGTCGCGGTGCCGTCTGGCGGATCGATCACGCTCGAGGTTTACACAGACTGGAACCCCACCGGGGGCGTCATCTCCGGCGGCAAGGACGAGAATGGCACCGTGACGCCCGGTAAGACCCGACGGGTCTTCAACCCCGGCGAAGTCATCCTGTGCGGATCGAGTAACTATCAGGCCGTGGTCAAAAAAGTGGTCGCGTTGTCGCCCGTTCCGGTGGGAACCGACGTGTGGGAGGCCAGCGACGCCAACTTCCAGACGTTGGGGTTGTTTGACGCGATCAATACTTCGGCTCGCCGCGAGCAGAGCTATCAGCAGATGCGGCTCGGAAACCTCGGCCGCGAAATCCTAGGGGACCGCTTCACCAGCGTCCTTGGTACGTTCCTTGGTGATCAGCCTAACCAGGTGGCAAGCTACCTACTCTGGAACGACAGCTGGCAGGGCATCGACTACTTCTCGCCGTCTTTCTATGCCGGCGAAGCTCAAGACTACACGAATACCGCGTGGGCACAGCAGCACACGTCGAACTTCGCCAACTTCAAGACCAACTTCCACAGCCGCTTCCGTACCACGGCGGCCACAACGGTCGACAAGCTGAAACTCCTGAAGCACGGCACGCGTCGCATCATGCTCGCCGAGGGCGTGCCGGCCGAACTCTGCCCCAAGATGGGCTTCCTGTACGAGGGCTTTGACCACAACACCTTTATCAAGGTGCCGAGTGCCCAACAGGCAGGCTTGAAGGCAGCGGTCTCCGCTGTCCTTGCGAGCCCCGAGGACAAGGCTGAAGCCGCCATCTTCAACGGAAGGCTCCGCAACGAAGTGGGCGGCGTCATGTGCTACTTCGCCGACGTCGAGAAGGTCACTTACAATAGCTGGATCGAGCAGATGCAGTGGTTCGGGATGCGCCAGTACAGTCTGCCCGGCCCTCTCAATAACAATGACGCCGACGAACAGCGTTACCTAGCGTTGCTCAACCACTTCGGTGCCGTATGACGACGAAGCGAGGCACCGAGCAAGCCAAAGCCGGCAATCATCATGGCCCATGTGGAAGGCTCAGGCACAGCTTGCCGCTGCGCCTCGACCGAGACCCAGCCCGAGGCGAGATACGGATCGGCGATGTCGACTGTTTCGACTGTCAGGCCCGTCAGTTGCGCCTGGCCGTAGATCCAGGTCACGCTACCCCTGACAAAGTCGTCCGAGGTGGTGCGAGGCGCAGCGACGCCGTCAGAGAATGTCAGCGACATCGACGGCCCGCCGAATTCTTGCGGGTTGGCCAGAAAGGTCATCTGCGTGTCAGTGACGGTGCACTGAAATCGCAGCCAACATCCCATTTCGCCAGTCGGAAAATAGGCGGTCGCAGTCACATATGCCGGCGTCCAGTCGGGCGCGTTCTCGTAAAGAATGCCCGTTCCGGTCGCCGTGTATTTGATGAACGTGACCGCCTGCGCAGGCATGGCAACTACGGCCAGAGCGGCCGCCAGAAAAAGCTTCAACATCAATCACCTCCCACAATGGTGGGTTGGCTAACAGCACGCGCGACCGAGTCGCGCCAAATCCCGAAATGGCACAGGTGGAACAGTTTATGAGCGGGCCGATGCTGTCTGAAAAACTCGATCAACTGATCGGGGAAGTGCGCGGTATGCGCGAAACGATGGGAGGCCTTTCCAATCGGATGGTCGTCGTCGAGCAGGAAACGAAGAGCACAAAGGAGATCGTGGAAGCGTGGAGCGCCGCGAAAACCTGGCTGCGCTGGTTCAAGTGGATCGTCGGGCTGGTCGCCTCTCTGGGAGCGATCTTCGCCGCCTATAAGGGCTTGGCGAAATGAGCTGGCAGCAACAGGCCCTCCGCTGGGGCACGCCGGCCGTCGTGGCGATCATCTCCGGCATTTTCGCAATCGAGGGCGGATTTGTCGCCCATCCGTCCGATCCGGGGGGCGCGACCAACCATGGCGTGACGGAACAGGTCGCCCGCAAGCATGGCTATCAGGGCGATATGCAGGCGCTGCCGCAGGACGAGGCGGCCCGCATCTACCATGTCGATTACATCGTAAAGCCGGGCTTCGCGCCGTTGGTGGAGCTGTCCCGGCCGGTCGCCGAAGAGATCATCGACAGTGGCGTGAACGCGGGGCCGGCGCAGCCCTCGCGATGGCTGCAGACGGCGCTAAACTCGTTGAACCGGCGCGGAGCTGATTATCCGAACATCGCGGTCGACGGGCAAGTCGGGCCGGGCACGATCGCCGCCTATCGCAACCTCCAGCGGCGGCGCGGTGCGGCAGCAGCGTGCGAGATGGTGGTGAAGCTGCTCGATGCCCAGCAAGCCGCCCACTATCTGCGCCTGGCATCCAACGACAATGCCTATGAGGACTTCATGCCGGGCTGGACGATCAACCGGATCGGCAATGTCGATTTCAGGGAATGCCGGTCGTGAGCGCGCTGCTGGTGAAGACGTGGGACATCCTCGCCGGGTCGCGCCTGCTGCAGCTCGCGCTGATCGTGATGGTCGCGGTGCTGGCGACGCTCACTATAGCCAAATGCACGGGCGGCAAAGACCGGACGGCCGCGCAGGCGCAGCAGACGACGCGGTCGACCGAGGCCATCGCCAACGCGGCGCAAGCCGCCATCGATCAGATCGGCAACCAGGCGGCAACAGAGCGCGCCATCGAGACCGCAATCGCGCTGACGCAAGGGGAGATTTCCAATGCGCAAACCGTCAATGATATTCGCGATCATGTGCTTGATCGGCTGTGTGCGAAGCCATCCCATCGTGGAGATCCCGCCTGCGCGCTGTGGCGACCTCATCCCTAAAGCCTATGATGCGCCTGTGGCGGCCGCCCCGGTGCCTATCACGCCGGATTACAGCGCCTGGTTAGGCAAACCCTTTACGGACAGCATGGGCGTTGCTTTGGTCGCGCCATGGGCGTCGGCCTATGTTGCAGCGGACGGGAAGCAGGAAATCGTGCAGGAGCGACTGGCGACGGTGATAGCGATCATTCGGAATTGTGAAGCGATGGTGAATGCAGCGCGCCCGAGGTAACAGCTTTGGCGTCGCGAGCCTTACGTCACGGTGTAGCAAGCGGCGCATAAAGTCCTTCGGGGTTGCCTGCCGGTGGACTACGATCTAAGGGGCGCCCGCCTTAATGCTGTCGAATATCGAAATATCGCGAGGAAAAACCTTTGAGCAAAGCCGCCGCGGATAATCGACCAGAGGCTATGGCGAAAGCCTCCCTCCTTGATTTTCTCCGTTCGGCAGGGTTGCTTACCCCCAAGGCAGTGGCAACGGCCGAACTCATTTTCGACAAGCATAGCGTGCGAGCTGACGTCGTGATGTGCGACCACACTGACATCCACTGTTTTGAGATAAAAACGGAGCGCGACACCCTCACCCGCTTGGATCGCCAGCTGGAAGTCTACAACCGCCATGCGGACTTCGTTACTGTCGTAGCTGCAACAAAGCACATTAACACGATCTTGTCGCGGGTCAGCTCTCACGTCGGAATCTATGAAATGGTGGGATTCAGGTGCCGGAATCCGATCCGCGTCGTCAGGGAACCGGAACCTTCCCCGTATCGGCATGTCGATGCGATGCTATCCATGCTTCCTGTAACTGAGCTTCAAGCTCGCTTTCAGTTAATCGGCCGGCTCAACCGCCAGGACGCGATTGCGAAAGCAGTCGAACTGCCTGATGCCGTGAAAAAACAGGCTGTCCTCGCATTCCTCGCGGAGCGATATGGACCAAATAGCCGTGCCTTGCTGCGGGCCACAAGGCGCCGGAGGATCCAGGCTGACGATCTTTCGATTCTCAGGCGTTGGAACCAGGCCGATAGGACGGTCGAGATCAAGAACGTTTTCCCCATCTCCGGCGGTATGCGGCAAATATGCGAGGATACCGAAGTATACACCCACGTCGGCCAAAGCTTTGGCCCTGTCCCCGCTGAATTGAGGGCGTTGCTCGCCGGCTAATCGACCCACGGCTCGTCGGTCGACAGTGATGCGTCCCCGAATTGCGCCTGAACATGCATGTGGATGTTCATCCTGATCGTCGTCCATCTGCCCGGCGCGCCCAAACCTTTCATGTGTCCGTTAGCAGCCTCCCTAATTCGCTGCGCTCCCCAACAGAGATTGCCGTCATCCCATTTTGCGTCGGCACGCACGCGACGGGCTGCGTCTTGGAATCCCTCCCGCCGCCGATGATAAATCCATTCGCCAGGGGTTGGATAATCGACGCGTGGGACCCCTCGAAACGCTGGCAAACGTTCAGATGCGAATATCGCAGCATGATCGCCATAGTTCAGGTCAATGCCGGACGTGACGAGAGGAGGACTAGTCTTCAACATCTCGTAGAGCTGCCGCTCTCGGATTGCGAGGCAGGCATACTCCTCGCCGATCGACGTGAACTCGCTCGGGAAGCTCGAGGCTATGAATACATGGGTCCGAGACCCACCAGAGATTTGCATGTTTGAGGAAAGAATTGCGCTTTGGGTGGCGATGCCAATCGAGGTTAGGTCGTCGCGGTTCCCGATCTGCTCAAAATCGTAAATCATCAGGATGTGAGTTTGGCCTAAGAAGAAATCCGTTAGGCCGGCAGCTTGTGTTAGGTTCCAACCTTGCGACCGCCGAAACCGAAAAATCAGCCCTCGGTTCAGAGAGGCGAGCTGCTGAACCTGACTTCTGAGGGTCGCAGCGTCATCGGTCCACTGCACTACTGGAATGCGTCTCTCATCACTCGCTATAAATGAGCACCACGCTTGATATCCGTTTGCCGGATTATGAAGCGCTGAGACCTCTGAGCGTCCTAATGCCGCCCAATCGGCGCGATCTTGGGTTTTGTAAATCTTATCAGAGGGAGGGAGTGGCTGGGCGAGGTCGATACCGATAGGGCGACTTCCGTACGCGGCCTCAATATGATCGGTCGATCTCACAATTGGCCCGCCTTCGCCCTTCTTCGGGTGCGGCCATGCCTGAATGCGAACAATCGGAAAAAGGGAATCCTTAATAGGCTCGGCCAACCGAAGCAGGGCTTCCGCTTCACTCTGACGAATAGTCAGGCTTGGGAAATATTTGGATATCAACAAATGGCGCCCCCTCCCAGACCTCGCATTGTTAGGTCAAGACCCCCAAGCGTATGTTCATAGCTGCCGGCGACACTTGAAGAGCCTCAGCTAATTTTTCAACATCCCGCTCACCCTCCCGCATGATCTGAGTAATGAGGTGCCAAGGCATCAATATCTCGGCGGCAAGAGCATTTGCCTCCCACTCGCGCCGTTCCGATAGGCCGCTACGGTAAAAGGTATCGTCCACGAGTTCATTCCCAATGACGTCGCGATGCAGCACGTAATGCGCGATTTCATGAGCAATTGTGAAGCGTTGCCGGTTACGGTGTTCGTGCCGATTGACTCTGATCGTCCAGCTCTTGCGGTCATTTTTGTCGAGCACGAGCATGCCAGACACGGCGAGCGGCAAATCGCTGATGACGACCTTGACACCCAAATCGTTGGCAATGGCTCCCAATTTGACCGGTGCCTCACCCTGATGACGCGCGATCGCTTCCGCAGCGTACGGAGGCAACTGAGGGATGCTTAGTCGCGCCATTCTTCGTCTCGCATCTGATGTTCCGGGGCAGAGTCGGACGTTACAATAGAAGCGCGCAAGGCGTCCTGCACCGCGTCGCGCGCGCGAGTTTCCATACCGGCGGCAATGGCTGCGTCGACCTGCTCCTTAAATTTCTCCGAACCGAAGTAGTTATCACTTCCTGTTTTCGAGGTTTCTACCGCCAACTGTTCTGCAATCCCGCGCAGGGTCTGGAACCCCCAGATCGCGGCGACAGCCACAATAAAGCCTATAAACGTCACGATGAGCGAGACTACAGTCAGCAGGATCGCAATGAGATCCTTATATTCCCAGTCACCAGGACGGATGAGCGCTGCGCCCTGCGCATCCAAAAGCAGTACCAACAGGACGAACATCGCAATGTTCGCAACTAGTATCGCTCGCCTCGCCCACCGCATATCTTCTGATAGTTCGGGGAATTCCGATTGTCGATGCGCAATGACGCATCGCTCCTTTCATCGAGCACGGCTGGAAAGATCGCCGGATGCAGCGATTTGTTGCTCCGCTCAGATGATTTTACAGCATCGCCAATCATGTGCCTTTTCGAGGGACTGCCCATGATCGCGCATCTCAAACCGATCAATTGATGACGATAACCGGCGCGCATTTCCACTGACTCAAACGCGCCTCGCCACGTCTGTGGTCGGGCCGCCCATCTTTTCGATAGCAGTCGTATCTTGGTGCTTGTTTGCAAGCAGGTCGATCACCGCTAATTTGCAACATCAAGAATATGTTCGGTGACTGCATCTAAGATCTCCGACCTGTCAGATGCGGCGAACCCAAACAGCTGGCGCATGGCATACTTCACCTCCGGTCCCTGCGCCGAGGGCTTGTCGAACAGGCCGAGCTGGTGAATGCGCGCGACCGCCGCGACGCGGCCGGCGAAGCTCACCCATGCTTCCTGCGCGCTGGCGCTGGCGTTCATGAGGCCGCTGCGCCGGATTTTGCGGAACATGGCACGTTGCCGGATCGACGGGCGCCTGATCTTGCCCGCACCAGCGTTTTGCTCCCCGTCTGGCACGGGTAGCCAGCGGATGACCTTGCCATATTCGAAGCTGCGGATCCCGCCAGCGCGCACGTCGAAGCCGGTCATCAGCGGGCCTTGGCGCGTCCAGCTGTGCATCAGCACGACACGCGGCTTGCCGCCTCCGCCCTCGGGATACAGGAACTTTACGGCATAGGCGCCGGGCACAGGGTCTTTGGGCCGCTTGCGGGCTTCAAAGCGCGATCCATCGGGGTTGCGCTGGGCGCCGATGCGCCGCTGCTGGCTGGTTCGCAGCGTGCGGGCGACCTTGCGGAACAGCGAGCGGCGTTCGGCGGGTCGTAACGACTGCAAGATTGCGCCGGCGAAGCTCTCCAGCTCGCCCAGATCATGGGCGCCGATGTCAGCCATCAGGGCGCCGGGGTGCCGACGATGAGCGCGCCGCTCTGATCGAAGATGCGTTTGAGCAGCGCGGCCGGGTCGGACAGCGGCATGTCGTCGGCCGGTGGCTCGTCGCGCAGCGTCATCTTGTAGCCGCCGCCGGGCTGCGGCAGCACATCGACCGCCTCCACGCTCGGCAGCGAAACCGAAATATCGACGCGGCCATTGTCGAGGATATCGACCTCGAAGGCGATCTGCTGCTCTGCGGTCTCATGGTTCTGCAGGGCGGCAGGCTCATGACGGCGAAGCCAGAGGATCAGCGGCAGGAAGAACTGCGCCGGCTCGCCGGGGAAGCCAAGCACGTCGATCGACAGGCGGGCGCGATACTCGAAGCCGAGATTATCGGGATGATAACGCGCGACCAGGCGCCCGCCGGTAAGGTAGATCAACAGGGCGTCGGGATTGCGTTTCAGCTCGGGCAGCTGCTCGACCATGAAGGCGCGAAGGGCATCGGCTTTCGACATGGCTCAGTCCCAAAGCTGGATGATATCGCGATCCGGTGCGGACTCGCGCATGACGATCGGGAGGATGATTTCCTGCCCCTCGGCCAGCAATGCGCCAGCGCCGGCGACATCCCGGTTGGCTTCCAGCACCTGCTCCACGGTGCCGGACCCTTTGCCGAGGACACGCCAGACCAGCGCGTCCAGCGTCTCGGCCTGCAACGCGCGGGCTGTCATCACGCTCATCAGATCAATTCCACGGCGGTGCGCGAGGTGCCGAGGATCGCGCGAATGGCGTGGGTGCCGTTGCGGCGATGATCGTCGGGCGTCAGCTCGACCTGATTGGCATCCTTCACCCCGCTGGCCGTGGCAGAGACATCGCGGTGCGTTTCGATCAGATCGGCCGTCGCCCAGGCATAGACCGCGCGCCGGAAGAGACGGACAAGTCTCGGCTCGATCACGGCCGCCTGCCCTGCCCCAACCGTAATCTCGGTCGAGGGGATATGCGCCAGCGCTTCATGCCCCGCCGCGATCTGGGAATCGCGCCAGACGGAGAGATTGTCGTCGACGATGATCAGGCCGCCGGCCAGCGCTTCGACGACGCGCGCGTCGGGGATCAGATTGCCACCAATGCGCATGGCATCGCGAAAGGCGTTGATGTCGATCGCAGGCCAGAACTCACCGAAGGCGATGACATGATCATCGGGGGTTGCCGGCGGCTGCGGTGAAGTCACGAAGCTCATGGCTCGATTTGGTCCATAATCAAGCGGGGGGTGGGGATCAGAACCAACCGGAGGCGCGTGGCCTCGCTTGGTTCTTCACCGCCCCCCGGCGCCGGGGCGCAAGCTCAATCCTTGGCGGTTTGGACCTTTGCGGTCAGCCGCTCGATATCCTTTTTCACGCCGCAATTCTCGTGCAGCCCGAGCGCCCGCTGGAAGGCCGCGAGCGCGCTCGCCATGGCGTGCTGCTCGGCGCCGGCCGGCGCAGTTGCATTGTCCTTTGCCGCCTCGGCCTCGCGCAGCAGCAGCTTGCCCCGCGCCTTGTAGAGCTTGGCGCGGACCTGATCGGGCATGTCCTTCTCGGACGTGAGATCGATGGTGCGATTCACGACATCGAGGTCAAAGGACTGGTCGATCTGACAGGCCTTGAGCGCCGCCTCTGCCACTTCCTCCGCGATAAGCGTCGGCGCCTGGCGCACAATGTTCTGCGGCAGAGCCAGATCGAAGTGCAGCACATGCTCGGCGAGATCGAGGCCGCGCGCGAAATCGCCGATGTCGAGGCGCCAGATCATCATGGTCGCGACGATCTCATCCTGCAGGGCCTGACCGGTTTCCGTGGCAGCGAGCAGCGTTGCATCGACATGCGCGTCATAAGCGTCGATCAGCTCGGCCTTTTTGGCGATCTTGGCCTCGACCGACTGGATCGCGCGAAGGCTTGCGATGTCCGTGCCGAGGGCGGCGAGCAGCAGCTCATATTCGGTGGCGGCGGGGCCATCGGCCGGGCGTGCGGCGGCGAGGCCCACCGGCGCCTTGTTCGCCGCCTGGGCCGCGAGGACGGCTTGGCGGTGGACTGCGGCCAGGCTGGGCTTGCCCTTGGCGGCCGGCATCGCGATAGCCAGGCCCGCCGTAAAATTCGTGGGCGGACTGACACTGACCGGCTCGGCCGAGGGACTGGCGTCCGCTTGGCTCGCCTCGGCCGCCAGCTGGGCGGCGACGCGTTGACGGTGAAGGGCGGCAAAGCTGCGCTTGGCCATGTGCGGATGCTCCTTACTGGCGACGAGAGCGGGAGGTTAGACCGGTTGCCCGGTCAACATCGGCTCGGCGCAAAGCCCGAACCGCTGCTGTCCCCCCTTCTCGCGGGGGTTATTCTCAGTCTTCCTCGACCGCCTGGATGTTCTTGGCAGCGCACATGAAATCGAGATCCTCGATCACATAGGCGTCGTTGGACGAGCGGAAGTCCTCGACGCGGTTCTTCCTCGGATTTTCGATGATGTGGCGGCGCTGCTTGCCTTCCTGCTCGTAGATTGAGAGGTTGTCGAAGCGGGTGATCGCGATCGTGCCGGCGGGCATGAACGGGATGCGCGTCGCCGGCAGGCCGCCCAGTCGCTTGGTGGACATGATGACATCGCGGGCGAGCTGCTCGGTCGGGTCGATCGCCGCGTTGATCATCGGGAAGTACTTGTCGTGCAGCAGGTCGCGCGAGACCATGACGACAAGCTCGGGATCCTCGGACGCCCAGGGCGGCAGCAGCGAATTGACCATGTCGTAGACCAGCGCGTCGAGCGTGGCATAGTCGCCCCCATCGCCATAAGTGATCTTGTTGGCTTCGGCGCCCTGCTTCATGAATTGCGCCGGCGCTTCCTCGTCCAGTTTCTTGAGCCAGCCCTTGTTGACGTCCTGCAGCATCGGGAAATTGGCCTTGTTCGTCGTCGCCGCGACGCTCTCGCCGTTCCAACCGATGCGGATGTTGTCGAGACCGATGGCGATGGCGATCTGATTGGCGATGCGCTGCTGGAAGTCGTCGAACTTCGCCCACATGTCGAGCTTGGCATAGGTCAGATGGGTGTCGAAGTTCGTCTGGAAGCACTCGAACCCGCGATTGTCGAGGCCGGACGGATCGGTCGTGGTGCGCTCGCCATTGCCGCTCGTGTCGGTGCGCCCGGCGATCGGATTGCCAACCGAGAGGCCGATGATCTCGCCCTTCAGCTCGGGCACCGGCACGATGTTGATTTTGCCGAGGAAGCCGATTGATTCCTGGCGCTTGTCGATCAGGCGCTGCTGGACGCTCGGGTCGACCGAGAAGTTCTTGCTGGTGTCGTTCACGCCGTGGATTTCGCCGATCCGGCCAAGATAGGCGTCGAATTTGAGGCGGGTTTCGTTACGCATTTTTGGCTCCGATGATTAATTTTCAGGCGCGGATCGGTAGGGGTGTCAAAAGTCGGCGAGCAGCTCGCCGGTGCCGCCGCTGGCGGGTTCGCGCGAGCGGTAGGATTGGCTGGGGGTCTTCTCGATGGTGCTTGCCAGGGCGGCCTGATCCTCGGCCAGCTTGGCGACACGGGCGTTGATCGCCGTGAAGCCCTGCGTGACGCCCTCGCCCATCTTCTCAAACATGCCAGCCATGGTCGCGGCGAACTTGTCCAGATCGGTCAGGGCAGCGCCGGCAGGCGCAGGACTTACGGGCGGGACGACTTCCGCGGTCGCCGGCGCGGCCTTGAAGCTCTCGAAAAACGCCTTGGCGCTGCTGAACAAGTCAGCCAGCCCGCCGGGAGTGGGTGCTTCCTCGGCATAGGCCATCTCGAATTCCTCGATCTGGCATAGATTGTCCTTCCGCTTGTCATCGCGGGTGCTGAATTTCAGCACTTCGGTGCCCAGCGATGCCGGGGAATCGGTGAATGCGAGGCCGACAAGATAGGCTTTGCCGGTGCCGGCGAAGTCGGGCTGGATCTCTACGCTAGAAAAGAGCTTCTGGCCCGCCTGATTGTACCGCTGCGCTTCGTCCGTGACATCGAATGAGGCGAAGAGTGCCAGGCGCTTTTCGGTCTTGCCGCCAATCTGCAGGTCGATCTGCTCGGCCTTCACGCCGTCGACGGTGCCCCAGGCATTGAACGGGCCATCGGGCGAATAGCCGCGCAGGTGCTCGCAGTTGATGCGGGCGGCATAGGTGGCCGGATTGTAGCTGTCGGCCATCTCCTGGATCATCTGGCGGGAGATCGCCCGGTTATCGACGGTCTGCCCTTCGACGGCGACACGGAAAAACTTGGTCTTGGCCATTCTCGGCTCCCTGCGGCTCGAACTGCGGGTTCAAAATCAGTCCCGCCATTGGCCATTTCCGAGGGGTGAGAGACAACCGGTGCCGATTGTGAGGACCGTTCTCACAAGTGGCGCACCGGGCGCCGCGCTGGCGCCTGCTCCATTCTCGCGCCGCTATGAGCATGTTGACCGGCAGCGATGGGCAGGCCGTCCCTTATGACGTGCGCCGCGTCGCGCGCAGCCTGTACTGGCGCGCCTATGGCGTGACGGAAATCGCTGCCGTCCTTGGCCTCAAGCGGACGACGGTGCAGGCGTGGAAGGACCGCGACCGCTGGGAGGACGATCCGGTCATCCGGCGCCTCGAAGATAGCTGCGAAATGCGGCTCAACGCCCTGATCTTCAAGGAAGACAAGAACAACAACGACTATAAGGAAATCGACGCGCTGGCCCGCGTGATCGAGCGCACGGCCCGCGTGCGCCGCTATGGCGAACCCGGCGGCCATGAGGGCGACCTCAATCCCAAGGTTGCCGCACGAAACGCCAAGCCGAAGAAGAAGGCGCCGAAGAACCTCATCACGCGCGACGAGGCCGGCCGACTCAAGACCGCCTTCCTCGACGGGCTATTCGGTCATCAGGAAACTTGGTGGCAGAACATCAGCCGCCGCACGCGCTTCCTGCTCAAGAGCCGCCAGATCGGCGCGACCTTCTATTTCGCCCGCGAGGCGCTGATCCGCGCGCTGGAGACCGGCAACAACCAGATCTTCATTTCGGCGAGCCGGGCGCAGGCCAATATCTTCCGGCAGTACATCGTCGAATTCGTGTTCGCGCAGACGGGCAAGATGCTCAAGGGCGATCCGCTGGTCATCGATCGCGGCGAGGATGAGGACGGCAAGCAACTCGAACCCGTCACCCTCTACTTCCTCGGCACCAATTATCGCACCGCCCAGGGCTATCACGGCGATGTCTATATCGACGAGTGCTTCTGGATCTTCGGCTTCGAGCAGATCAACAAGGTCGCGTCGGCCATCGCGACGCAAAAGCGCTACCACAAGACCTATTTCTCGACGCCGTCCACGATCGCGCACGAGGCCTATCCGATGTGGACGGGCGAGCGATTCAACCGCCGGCGCGAGCGCAAAGATCAGATCAAGATCGACGTCAGCCACAGCGCGCTTGCCGTGCATGGCGCCATGGGCGCCGACCAGATCTGGCGGCACATCGTCAATCTGGACGATGCCATCGCCGGCGGCTTCAACCTCATCGACCGCGCCGAGCTGGAGCTGGAATATTCGGTCGACGAATTCTCCAATCTGTTCCTGTGCGACTTTGTCGACGACAGTAAGTCCAGCTTCCCGCTCTCGATGCTGCGTCCATGCATGGTCGATAGCTGGGATGTCTGGAAAGACTTCGACCCCTATGCCCTGCAGCCCTTCGGCCAGGGCGAAGTGTGGATCGGCTATGATCCGCAGGAGAGCGAGGACGGCGACAGCGCGGCGTGCGTGGTGGTGGCGCCGCCCACCGGCCCCAAGGGCAAGTTCCGCGTGCTCGAAAAGCTGCAGTGGCGCGGCAAGGATTTCGAGGCGCAGGCGGCCGAAATCAAGAAGCTGTGCTCGAAATATCGCGTCACCGAAATCGCGATCGACACGACGGGGATGGGCGCTGCGGTGCATCAGCAGGTGGTCAAGTTCTTCCTGATGGCCAGGCGGATCGATTATTCGGCGCTGACCAAGACGATGATGGTGCTCAAGGCCAAGAACGTCTTCACCAAGCGCCGCATCGAGTTTGACGCGGGCTGGCGCGATCTCGCTGCCGCCCTGATGTCGATCCACCCCCAGCTCACCGCTGGCGGCAAGCAAATGACCTATGTGGCCCGCCGCAGCGAGGCCACCGGGCACGGCGATCTCGCCTGGGCACTTCTGCACGTCCTCTACTGTGAACCGATGGACGGCGGTGTCGGCGGAAAATCCAGCATGGAGATAATGTGATGAGCGGCACCGATATCGATGTCGAAACGAGCACGGGCGTGCGCATGTTTTCCTTTGGCGATGCCGAGAGCGTGCTCAATCGCCGGGATCTGCTCAATTATGTCGAATGCCGGTTCGAGGGCCGATGGTTCGAGCCGCCGGTGCCGTTCAAGCTGCTCGGCCGCGCCCTGCATGTGCAGCCGCACCATGAGAGTGCCATCCGCGTGAAGCGCAACCTGCTGGTGAAGCACTTCAAGCCCTCCCGGCTGCTCAGCCGCACCGCCTTCGGCAAGTTCGCCCTCGACTATCTGGTGATGGGCAATGCTTTCCTCGAGGAAGTGCCCAACATCGCCGGCCGCGTGATGCGCCTCGATCACAGCCTTGCCGTGCGGACGCGGATCGGCAAGGCCGGCCGCGCCTTCTTCCTGCCAGACCATGCCTGGGGCGGCTTTGGCCAGCCCCATGAATATGATCGGGGCCGGCTGATCCACCTCGCCGAGCCGGATGTTGCGCAGGAAATCTACGGCCTGCCTGAATATCTCTCGGCCATGCAATCGGCCTTCCTGAATGAGGCCGCCACGCTGTTCCGCCGTCGCTATTACATCAATGGCGCCCACGCCGGCTTCGTCTTCTACCTGAGCGAGGCCAGCATGGATCAGAAGGACGTGGACATGGTCCGCGAGGCCCTGCGCGAAGCCAAGGGCGTCGGCAACTTCAAGAACCTGTTCATCAATGCGCCGGGCGGGAAGAAGGACGGCGTCCAGATCATCCCGATCAGCGAGGTCGCGGCCAAGGATGAGTTTCTGGGCATCAAGGGCACCACGCGCGATGACGTTCTCGCCGCGCACCGCGTGCCGCCCCAGATCCTCGGCGTCGTGCCCCAGAATAATGGCGGCTTTGGTGATGTCGGCAAGGCCAATGACATCTTCTTCGCCAACGAGATCGAGCCGCTGCAGATGCGGTTCCTCGAAGTGAATGACCGAGTCGGCGAGGAAGCCATCGCCTTCGAGCCCTACCAGCCCATGGGCAACGCCGTGCCCGCGAGGTCTCCCGCTTAACGGCGGGGAACGGGGCGCGCTCAGTGCCCTTTAAAGAGCCACGTTAGAATTCCAAGGAGCGCACCAATACCGATTGGCAAGCGGGTGTAGAGCCATAAGCTCTGATCTTCGGCCGCCCGGCCCGGTTTGCGGAAACCGTTCTTAGGAGACCCCGTTTCTTGGGTAGATTTCGCCAAGCCCGCAAGGCGTGATGACCAACGGCCTTTCATTCCGACTTGTCCCGTTCCGACTTGACCATCACCGATTTGCAGAGCCTCTCACTCCGGCGCGCTTCATCCTCGTCCTCTGCAAGCACGGGGCCGGCTTCGAGGAAGTTGTCGAGTGAGGATCGTTCATTCTTCCTCGTCGTCGTCATCAAGCACCGCCTTCTGAGCTCCTAAGAGCGTGATGAGCTTTGATATCTCGGTTCGCCCCTTCGCCACCGATGGCCAGGACGGTCGCCTTACCGCACCCTTCGAGCGCGGCGGATCCGCTCGCCCAAGCCTGTTGCGATCGTCTGCGATGGCTATCTTCAATGCCTAGCAAAAATTTACGAAGTCATACCGAGGCAGGCGTAATTGGGCTGGATGGGCTGCGCGCGGCTAAATCGCGTCCGGCGCCAACATCCTTGCCACTTCGGCCGCGCGCGCCGCGCTTAGCTCCCCCCCTCGCCTGCACGCTTCCCCTGCCAGAAATGACGCAACAGGCATTATACGCCGCATCGGCGGTCCTCCGAGCTTTGAGACCGCAGCGCGACGCATCGGCGGCGACGCACTTTGACGCACCCAGCCCCCGTTTTCGACGCCTGATTATGGCACAGCCCTTGCGCGGTATCCCCCTGGATACCCCAGGACCGGCCCAAGCCGGTCCGCCCCCTACGGTGCGTCCGCAGAGTGAGGGTGCCTCCATGGGCTGATCGGGGGTCGTGGCTCCGATAATTTGCGCCTCGCGCAGCGAGTCCTTCTCTCTTTATTCGGAAACGGCCTCAATCATGCCGCCGGGTGGACTCGCCCTATTTGAAAAAAGACGCGACATGCGTTCGAGCGTTTTTCGGAGATATGGATCGGTGACCTGGGCAAGCTGATCCTCGGGAGGCAATGCGTCCCACGCCTCGCGGATCTTGCGGGCCTGGACCGCCTCGGCCTGGCCAGCCGGCGGGCGACGGAGAATGCGGCGGATGATGTTGGCGACCTTGCCGGGCAGCGTCAGGAAATAGGCGTTGCTGATCTGGCGAACATATTGCCCGCCGGGCTGATAATCGTCGACCGGTTCGGTACGGCGTTGCCAGTCGAGGAAGCCGTGGTCCTTCAAGTTCTTCAATGCTGTGACCACGGCAGAGCGCGAACGCCGCACTGCCTGCGAAATATAATTGATCGCATAGTCCAGCCGACCGGTTTTCCGGCAGCGCCGGCGGAGGAGGAACCGGTAGACCGCCAGCTCGACATCTCCAACGATCCCCCGCCTGCGCCCTGGCAGCTTGGTCGAGAGCATCAGATGTTCAAGCTGCGTCATGCGGGCATTGTTTTCCGAACTCGGAAACGTGTTCTCCCGCGCCCAGCGCCGCGATTCATAGTCGCCAGGGTGACGGCTATCGCGCCAGACCTTCTGAAATGTCCGGGCACGCTCGCCGTTGACCCTTCCCGCCAGGACGCCACCGATCGCGCGCGCGGTCAT